ATAGTCTCCCTTTACTAATACATTTTTATTATTAGTTGTTGGTTTAAGCTTAAAGACTTCTTCATTATCTAAGTCTTTTAATGCTTTAACTATCATTACATCTTCGCAAGGTTCGTTATCTTCGTCACCTTTAAAGAAGTAGTTTATTTTATCGTTTATTTTATAAGTCATTATTTAACCTCTTTGATTTCATTGATTCTGTCTAATATAACTTTTGCATTACCTTTCTCAATAGCTAAGTACATTAATCTTTCCTCTATCCTATAAAGTCTTTTAAAGTTAGAACAGTCACAATTGCAAATTGCACTTGCTACTTTATCCCAATCATTTTCTTTTAATCCTTCAGCTATTTTTAAAGCCCTTGTATTTGCTAACCCTCTATCTATTAAAGACAATGCAAAATAATCTGTATCATCATTCGTGATAGGTGTGTGTTTAAATGTTTTCATAATAATATTCCCTTTTGTTATGCACTGTAAAGTGTACTTGACATCTTGATAAGTGCTTGTTTTCGTTTTCATGCCCTATTATAAGCACACCAGGAACACAGAATGCAACACTTTAAAAAAGCTTATAAGAATGCATGTTTCAGAGGTGGTACTGTACAAAATTTATACAGGCTTATAAAGTGAGACTTGTATTATAAAGGGTGGTTATAATATGTTATAAGGTTTATGAAGTTTGTAAAGTTGTGTAATTTTTGTACAGCTTTTAAAGTTGTGTAAAAATTGTACAGCTTTTAAAGTTGTGTAAAAATTGTACAGCTTTTAAAGTGTATCAAGCTTGTAAAGTAAACTTTACACACGGGATAAACTTTTAACAGGACATTTACCAGTTGAAAGTATGACACTTTTAAAGGGCTAGTATGACACTTTTAAAGCTTGTGAAGTTTGTAAAGTTATCCACAGAGTTATCCACAGGTTATACATGACACACTTTAAAAGTGGATAAGCTGTTGATATCCTGTTGATAAGTTTTTAAAGTAGGGGGGGCAGGATGCACACGGGGGGTGGGTGGGTATATATATAAATCTTATACATTTCTACCCAATAGTGGTATTAACCAGTTGGGCTTTATAAAGCTTTAAAACTTTAAAAACTTCATAAGCTTTTATATACTTTACAACACAGAATAACTCCTAATATTTTATAGTTGTTAGTGTTAGTTTGGAGGATAATAAAGAAGGACTAGGGTGGGGCTTTATTAGGTATTTAAAACGGGGGACATTTTCAATTATATTATACACATACTTTTCAAGTTTGTCAAGTGCTTTCTTCAATTACTTTAAATTACATCAAAAGACTTGACAAATGTTAAAAGATACTATATAATAATACCATGAGTTACTTGCCAGAGAAGAAAAGAAATCTAACTGAGAAACAAGAAGCATTCTTGAATCACTTAGTAGAAACTGGTGGGGATTTCAAAAAGTCAGCCGAACTTGCAGGGTATTCAGGCAATCACTATCAAATATTAAAATCACTTAAAAACGAAGTAGTGGATTTAGCCAGTGACGTACTTGCAAGGGAAGCTCCTACTGCAGCATTCAAGCTTATAGAGGTTATGAAATCTGATAAGCCTGTTCCTCAAGCTAACAACAAGCTACAAGCTGCACAGACGATACTAGATAGGGCTGGTGTTGTTAAGACCGATAAGGTTGATATTAATCATAATGTCAGTGGTGGTATCTTTATACTACCAGAGAAACATACGATTGATATAGAAGCAGAAGATGTTAGCTATGAATAAGCTTTGGATAACTGAGTATATAGATGCACACGAAGGAATTGCAATAGGTCCTTACATTAAAGCAGATACCATTGCCCAAGCAAGTAGAATAGCTATACAGTATGGGTTGTTAGTTCTAGGAGAGATTCAAGAGCTACAACATGAAGAACAAGAAATAAAAAGGTTAGTACATTAAAAGTCCGGAGGACTAAGATGCCAAAAGAAAAAGATAGTAGATTAAAACGAGCAGGAGTTTCTGGGTTTAATAAGCCTAAGAGAACACCTAGTCATCCTAAGAAGTCACACATTGTTGTGGCTAAAGAAGGTGATAAGATTAAAACTATTAGGTTCGGGCAGAAAGGAGCTGAAACTGCAGGGAAACCTAAAACAGGTGAATCAGCTAGAATGAAAGCAAAGAGAAAGTCTTTTAAAGCGAGACACGGTAAGAACATAGCCAAAGGCAAAATGTCAGCAGCTTACTGGGCTGATAAGGTTAAGTGGTAAGATGCCTCAATTAGGAAGCGATGAAAAACCTGTCTTAATGACAAATAAAAAAAACAAAGGTAGACTTTATGGTCCTTCATGGCACGGAGGTAAAGGAGCCGCACCTAGAGTTAATGTTCATTCTAAACAATACAGAGATAATTGGGATGCAATATTTGGAAAGTCAAAAGGAAATAAAGATGCCGACAAAGAAGAAAGCTAAATCAACCGTGAACAAAGCTGGTAACTATACCAAGCCAACTATGCGTAAGAGACTTTTCGAGAAGATTAAAGCCGGTACCAAAGGTGGTAAAGCCGGGCAATGGTCAGCTCGAAAAGCCCAGCTCCTTGCAAAAGAGTACAAATCCAAAGGGGGAGGATATAAATAATATGAAAAGGATAGAAGAATTTATGATAGATATGATGGATAAACTAAACAAAGCATACGCTAAGTTATTTAAAAAGTGTTTAACACCAACAACAAAGAAAAAGAATGTCACTAAAAGAAAGCCAAAGAAGTCTTAGAGCTTGGACCAAACAAGACTGGGGTACTAAGAGCGGTAAAAAGTCGTCAGAGACGGGTGAAAGATATCTCCCGAAAAAGGCGATTGCATCACTTTCGGATTCGGAGTATGCGTCTACAACGAGAGCTAAAAGAAAAGGAACAAAAGCTGGAAAGCAACACGTAGCACAACCTGATAAAATTAAAAGAAAGACAAGACAGTATAGAAAAGTATGAAAGAAGGATATATAAAAAGAGCTACATCAACTATACCTTTTGGGTATCAGTTAGCTGAAGAAGCTAGTTCTTTTCTTAGACCTATTGAAGATGAGTTAGAAGCTTTGCAGATTGCAGAGAACATGGTAGTCAACGAAGAGATATCGTTACAGGCTGCATGTGATTGGTTAGAATATAAAACGGACAGACGCATGTCTGCTCCGGGACTTAAAAAACACATAGATAAAAAGTATGGATTACGAAGCGAAAGATTGGGAATTGAATCCTCATCTTTACTTGCAAGATAACGAAGGTAATTTTGTAAAAAACAAAGATGGTACGCCTCGTAAGAAAGGTGGTAGACCTCCTAAAGATGCACAAGATGCAGCACGTAGGACTATTACTCGTAAACAAAAGAACATCAGAAAACTTGAAGAGAAGCTAAACAACGCTAAGAAATCATTCAAGAAACAAAAGACAACACTTGAAAAGCTGGACAATACTAAAGAAGGTATTGTTACAGAAAGTGATTTAGACACGTTACCCAAAGCTGTTAAAGAAGTACTTGATAATCATCATGTATTCTTCCACGCTAATGAAGGTCCACAGACAGACTTCCTTGCTGCTGGTGAGAAAGATGTGTTATATGGTGGAGCTGCTGGTGGTGGTAAATCATATGCCATGATTGTTGACCCACTAAGATACGCACACAGGTCTGCACACAGAGCTTTAATACTTAGAAGGTCTATGCCAGAGCTTAGAGAGATGATTGATAAGTCTCGTGAACTATATCCACAAGCATTTCCCGGTGCTAAGTTCAGAGAAGTAGAAAAGCTTTGGAACTTTCCAAGCGGTGCAAAGGTAGAGTTTGGTTTCCTTGAAAGAGATGCAGACGTATATCGTTATCAAGGACAAGCATATAGCTGGATAGGGTTTGATGAGATAACCCATTTACCTACAGAGTTTAGTTGGAACTATCTTGCTTCACGTCTTAGAACAACAGACAAAGAAATAGAAACGTACCTACGCTGTACTGCTAACCCCGGTGGTGTTGGTTCCCATTGGGTAAAGAAAAGATACATAGAACCACACGAATCAAACAAATCATTCAAAGGTCAAGATGGA